AAATTTAAAATCCTTATCTTTAAGTTCCTCAACAAAATCTTCAATCTTATTTCTAATTTTCTTTCTAATGTTCTCAGGAAATATTGTTTGGTCATTTTCATAAACCTTAACAATCTCATTAACCTTTTCTTGAAGAAATACGGTCATAATTCTTTCAAATTCAATTGAACCAATTGTTGGTGTATTAAAATTAATTGTTGATGTTAAATCAATAAACATTTTTGGTGTGTTCTTTTCAATGTAGTCAATACAACTACTATACTCATTATATAGTAAATCATATGTATAACCCGATAAAACAGCCTCAGTAACATCTTCATCTTTTACCATTGTATCCTTACCAAATTTAACAAGGAAGTTAACGTAGTCTAAACTCTTAATCAACGAATCTCTCACAGATTCAAATTCACTGAATGGATTTGTATCGATTAGTTCGTTTAATTTATCTTCAACTATTTTAGTAATCAAAGGTTTAAGATATTCGTTTGACTTGGCTAATTTAGGTGGTGTTAAAACTTTATCTAATCCAAACATGAGTGATAGGTCGGTATTATCTAATTGTGCAATCATCGCACTTTTAACACCCCTCATTAAGATTGGTAATTCATTGTTTTTCTTATAAAGACCAACTAATGATAGTGTTTTTCCCGGTGATGTACTAGTGGTTGTGTAAACATCATATTGTTTAATTGTTCTATACGTGTCAGTAAACAATAATGTACCAATGTCTTGACCATATCTTTTAATCATTTTGTTATAGGTAGTTTCGTACTTTTTAAAATAATTGTCAGTATTATCAAATACTGGTTTAAGTAATGGGGTGAAGTCCATCGTTGATGATGGGGTAATAAATGTACCAATCCATTTTCCTTCACTAATTTCATTAGTGTTTTGAGTTTCAGGGGTTTCTTTTTGTTTTGGTAAATCACTTAATAATTTCTCCAAGAAATCTTTTGTAAATTCTTTTGCGTCCACACCACCGATTGTCTCATTTGTTGGTATTGACCTTTCATCGTACATTTCAGTATTAGCAAAGAAATTTGATGAAAGAGCGTTTTGTAATCTCTCAACAGGTCTTGACAATCCCTGTCCTCCAATAAATGCAATTTGACATGTAATATTGGCAATCATTGGTTGTACACCAATACCTTCAGGGTTTAAATCCCATGGTGAATCATCATACGTGATGTTAACATCACGAATAATAATTTTAGAATGGTAAAAATCACCAATTCTAAGAACACAAACAGGTGGTGGACCAAATGAAGTATTTCTTGCATTTAAATCTGCATCATCCGCAATTCCCTTAATAGGTATTGTGTCACCCGGTCTTATACATTGTAACATAAAGGTCAAACGAGAGTTCAATCCTTCAGGAGTTGTTGAGTGGAAACCTGGATGGAAATATTTTAATTTTTCTTTTAATGATTTGAACGCCACTGGAGAATCCTCTTCAAGTTTTTTGAAATAGAAACACTCTGAAAGAGTTTTCATGATGATTCTCTTCATTGGGTCTATCGCAGGTTTCTTAGTTGGTGGATATAAAGTAGTTTCACCATCCGGTTCAATTCTCGTAACGATTGTTGGGGGAGGTGTTGGTTTTGGTTTTTCAGGTTCAATATGGTATTTAACCTCCGCTGTTGATTGTCTACAGAAAAATGCAACTGGTGCGTGGATTTTTAAACTCTTAACAGTAATAAATTCCTTTCCTCTACATTGACTATCGGGTGACGGTCCTGTAAAATTTTCACCGTAGTTTGCCGAGTCAATAACAACTGAACCCGTATTATCCGTCCATCCAAAATCACTTAATTTATATTCTTTTTTAATAACTATTGGTTTACCTTTCGAAATGATAACTTTATCATTTTCAGATAAGTTTTTATTCTCAGCAATACCAATACTTTTAACCCATTTAAATTCTTTAGGAACAGTTCCATCTTTTGAAATATTTTTAAAGAATTCTTTTATAATACTTGAACTTCTTCTAAGTGCCAAGTTTTCATTATATAGTTCAGATGCAACTGATGAACAAGACGATTCAACTGTTAAGTAAATTCTTTGTACAGTACCCCCACTAATCATTTCTTTAAGTGTTGCAGTTCCACCAGTAAACTTCTCATATTCTTTTTTTGCCGTTTCAAAATAACCATCAAGTAAATTTGTTTGATAAAGAACGGCTGCATTATCAATTGTAGTTCCCGTTTTACCAAAAACATATTCTCTCTCTTTTAAAACTTGTGCGGTTTGTGTTATACCAGTAATACTTCTTAATGCGGTATCAAGTGCCGCGGTATGTCCTGTTTTTTGTATGTAGAACGGTTCAAACAATTGACCGTATGGTGTGTCAACTTCTACGGATTGAAAACGTGGACCCGGAATGTCGTTATCATATTTAAGAACACATTTAAAACCTTCATTTTTACCATTGTTAGCGTTTGCCGAACCACCACTTTGGTCCGTATTAACAACGGGTTCTATAATGGTTTTGTATTTCTTAATTACTTCAGGGTCTTTACCTTTTTCTAAGAACATCTTTATTAAAGTGATGTCATCAGAATCCAAATAAGTGTATCTTCTAATAAGTGAATAGAAATCCAATTCCTCACATCCCGCAAAAAATGCGTTGATGTAATTTTCGGACTCTTCGTCACTCATATTTTTAAAGTGTTCTCTAACTAATAGGTTTAAGATACTAGGGTGGTCGACAACCACTTTGAATGATAATGTTCCCGTTCTTGATGTATCTTGGTACGTATATATTGGTTCAGGTCGACCTAAGAATGTGTTATCACTCCATCTTGCTGAGTTCTGCTCACTGATTTTTAAGTCATATGGTGGAAACCACATAACTCTACCTCCGTTGTTACCTCTTTCACAGTAAGGTAAATCATTATATGTGAATCCAGGGGTGTTTGATGTTTTCCATGCCAAGTTCTCAATTGAGAACATATATTTTTTTGCATAAAATCCATCTCCGGGAGGTCCTTTTTTAATGTTTGTTGAAACCCCTTCAAAATTTCTATCACCATCTGACATAGGTGCAATGTTCAAGTTCCATGGGGTTGACATCACACTATCATCGAATTTACGGATATTACCCGTTCTCTTCATGGTATCTGAATAGTTAAAGTAAGACCTATCTTTTGTCCACACTCTACAATATTCTATACCGGTGTTTTCTTTTGTGTATTTGTCAACATATTGAATTGCGGAACCTCTTGATAACATTGTTTCACCTTCTCTGAACACTCTACTTGTTTGGTCAATAACATTACCAACGTGAGTACGAGACGCCATGCCGTCATTCGGCATAGAATCAAGGAGTTCCTGTGTTTTACCTAAAATCGAATCTTCTCTAAAACCATATTTTGTTGATAGAGAATCAACATGTGATGTTTGTTCTCTTGAATATGTTGTTTCCGACCTTTCACCAAAGAAACCGGTACGTGGAATTTTTGTTTCATTTGGTGATAAATTATATTCTTTTGAATTACGACTAATCCATGTTAGTTTAGTACTTAGTGTACCTCCTTCACTTATATTTCTTTGTCTTTCAAATAAAGATGTCTGAACAGGGTCAAACATCATACCCATATAGTAACTACCTTTTACCATATTGTTATTTGCGTCAGACATTGTCATCTTAACATCTTCACTTCTATCATCACCAATATATGCAACACCTTTTGGTGCCTCTAACCCTAAAAGAGATTTAACTCCTTGAGCAAATTGACTAATGTTGTTAAAAAGTTTTGAAGACTGTTGTGACCTTGCAGTAGTCGTGTAGTTTGGTGCGTATTTCGAATATGATAAGTTGTCAAACAAAGTTTGTTTTTGACCATCACCCATATATTCAATCATCAAATCAGAAGGTTTTCTTGAAACCTTTGGTCTTCTTTGAATTCCAATTAATGAACCTAACGCACCTGTAATATCTTGTAGAATTGCCCCACCTTCAGTTCTTGGTGTTGGTCTATTTTCAATTGGGTTTTGTGGGTTAGATAAATAATCACCCGGTATTTCACTAAACGGGAATTCGACACCCGCAACGGTTTGTAGAAAATCTATCCCCTTACCTAATAATGTCTTGGCGACCGTAATTTTATAATTCTTTTCAATTAACGGTTCTCTACCTGTAACGATATTGATTGCCGTTGCTGTGTTTCCATTTATTGCATCCGCAATTCTAACTCTACCTAATGTGGCCGCAGTTAAATTTTGTGTAATCCTCGCAAAAACGGGACCGTCTCTATTTTCACGTATGTTTAATGCCGCGAATTTCATTAACTGCGATTCATTATCGTAGTTACTGTTAGACATAATACCAAATAAACTACTTATATCTCCTCTTGTAAAATAGGGGTATAAATTTAAATTGGCACTTCTTGGTATTGTATTAATATTTTCAGTTACAAAGTAACTTACAGGTTTAAAAATGTTTGTATTTTTAATCTGTAATAAATCATTTGCACGGTTTGTGTCGACCGCACCTGGGTCAACATTGGCTAAATTACTTAGAGTCTGAACACTATAGTTTGCCGCAGTAAATGTTTGGGGACCAAATGGACGTTGTAACGTCTTTGATATTAAGAAGTCCCTGAATGTCGATGTACTACTAAAATCTAAATAACTTGGCATTTATTGTTTTACTATAAATAGAGATTTACTTATTTTATGTTTATGATTGACTAGTATAATCTCTTGGACTAGTTCCATTTAAAAATTCGTCAATTGCTTCGGGTCTTCTAACAAGATATCTTGACCATTCATCCATAATCGTATCACTCTTAATATTAAGTGTAACTTCTGTTTTATTGGATTGTGGTTCAGTTGTTGTTGCCGGTGTATTTGTTGTCGGTGTTGAATTGTTAACAGGTACTGATTGTTGTGGTGTTGATTTAGAACCATACATTCCAACGTCAGTTGCCATTTTAATTGTTTTGTCCACCACGTCAATATTTGCGTTTTTTGCACCAGTTTTTGAACTCTCGTTCATTTCTTTCGCAGTTTTTGAAAGGTAATCTGAGACACCTTTTGTTTCCGCATCAATGGCAGCACCTGCAATTCTCGCTTCACGAGCAAATCTAACTCTCAAAATACCTAAAATTTCAGCGACATTCAACGCCATATTTTGAGTTTGAGTAAATTGTTCTTTTGCGATTTGTTCAGTTGACATTTCTTCAAATGCCTTTTGATTTGCCAATAATGCATCCGCTTCAACTTTGGTTAGAGTATCTAAAGCAATTCTCTGAGCTCCACCAAATTCTTTTGATATAGAGGAAACGTCAATAACCATTTTACCACCTTCCATTCTTGAGATGTTGGTTAAGAATTCTTTCTCTTTTTCATCTAACGCAAATCCTTTTGACATAAGAGCAGTTGATGCGGACTGTCTTTCGGATGCCTTAATAGAAGTTTTACTTAATTCTTCCATTGTCATTCCGAATTGCTCAGCCATCGCTTTTGCCTTTCTTAAATTAACTCCTGTTATTTCAAAACGACCTTGTTCTTGGTTGTAAGTTGCTAATGAACCTGCAGCGCCTATTATTGCATCCTGTATTCCTCCAACATCATTTGTTGCGTTATACATCATTTTAAGTGGGTCGTTAAAATCACCAATTGCACCACCTATTGCTTGTAAATTTGCCGTTAAATCAATTGCTTGGTCTGGGTCAAATAATTTTTCAGCCAAATCAAAGGTATTCTGCATGTTAAATTTGAATTGAACTGATTGTTGAACCATTTTGGTTAAACCTTGAACCCCATTTTGAAAACCGTATTGGTTTATTTTAGATAAATTCGTATTTACCTCAGATACAACCTTTCTAGAGTTTAAACCTAAAACCATAGATGATTTACCCGCCTCGTTAATTTGTTCTAACGCATCTCCCGCTCCTATACCAATTTCATTGAAGTTGTTTAGATATTGTGGAAGGTCCTGTAAGTTACCAATGAACGCTCTTGATGTAACCGCCCCCTTTTCAAAAACATCAGCACCAACCATCGCCATATTACCCATGTCTTGTGACACTTGCATGGTAGTTGACGCTAATTCATCGAAACTATATCCCATACCTGCAACCGCGGGCATGGCTTCAAAAATATTATCCCTATAATCTCTCGATAGTTGGCCCGCCATTCCTAATTTGGCGTTTACTTCGTTTCTTAATTTAACTTCGTTAGTAAGAACGTCCGTTATTTGTTTACCGGCAAATTCTAAGGATTTAAAAATTGAGTCACCGAGTAATGAGGTTATACCTCCACCCAGACCACCTCTAATTGTTTTTACAATATCAGTAACCTCAAGTTTTTCATTATCAGCCAATGACGCTGAAGCGGGTAGACTTTGAGAACCAGCTAATCTTTCAACAAAATCGCCACCTGTTTTTGATGCGGCTTTACCAAAACTATATTTATCGCCACCACTATTAGAACCAGTACCCCGACCAATAAAACCTTGGGCAAATTGAGACTGCTCGCTACTTGACAATGGATTACCTCCATTTAATTTTTTAGCATATGCCTCCGATTGAGTATCAGAATGATTTAACTTTCTTGAGTCTTCACCTACTTTTTTCCAATCAATTGTTGCCATACCTATAAATAGATTAATTTGTATTTTCTATATCCATAAGATACTTTATATAGTATCTTCGAACATAGATAGGCATACCCATAATATCCCCATAAGAGAACCCTCTTTTGACTAAAAATAAAATTTCGTCTAACTGACCTTTCTTATAATCCGTAGAAAGGGCGAAAAAACCCAACCCCGAACCCAATTTCAATTTGGGTAATATCTCCAGACGGGGTATTAATTGTTTGGGTTAAATTCACACCCGGTTTATTTTCTTCTACAAACTTTCTAAAATCTTGAGAGTCTTTGATTGGTAATCTATCAACAAAATTGTGAGTATTCATTAAATCCTTATTTCCCTCAACGGATTTAATCATCATCTCAAGTTTTTTTGTGATGATAGGTGCAACCCCATTACCATTCCAACTTGTTTCAATATCTTTTAATTCTTTTTCTTGTTTTGAGGTCAAAAATTTAAAAGTAATATTAACCTTACTTTTTTCCATATGATATGGATATTCACCATTTGAATCCGCAACTAACGTAAAGTCTTTATATTTTAATTCACTTAAATCGATATCAACAGTAAACTCTTTTTCTGTTTTTGGGTCGATTGTTGTGTATTTGTATATTGAACCGAACGCGGTATTTCGTAAGAAAATTAATATCGCCTGTTTATCTTCTTCACATAATTCATCAGTATTGAAGTCTTTATCTAAAACTTTTCTTTTGAGTAGTTCTTCGAGCATTTTATTACTTGCCAGTAAATTTGCCGATGATAGGATATTTTCATCAGATGCGGTTAAATACGCGATTCTTAATGATTTCTTACCACTTGGGTAATGAATACCTCTTGAAGGTAATTCTACAACATCATATGATATTGTTGGGTCGATTCTAAATTCTTCCATAAATGTGTTTTATTATAACTATACTATTATACAAAACTTATTATAAAAAGTAAAGGTCTCCCTTGTGAGGAGACCTTCATATTGACAGATTCTATATTTTTTATTTCTATTAGTAAACTTGGATACATCTATCCATACGTAAAGACGCAGTGATAGTTGCGATATCGTCTCTTGAGTAATCAAGTTCATTGAAGTTCAAGTCAGTCAAGAATGTACCTTGAAGAATCCATTTTTCAACCACAACACCCGTTGGGTCTAACATCTCCAATTCGATGTCTTTCTTATAACCCGCAGCGTAACCCATACGACCCGTAACAGACTCAGCGTGAAGACGGAACCATTCCATCAATGCCTGTGACGCAGAAGGACCAATAGGGTCTTTAAACGTTACTCTTAATTCGTTCCACTCAAAACGTCCCGCAACATAAGTTGAGGTATTGATGAACGGAATCGCAACTGAATTGATTTTTGCACTTGGTCTAGCCGCTGATGACACATACCATTCGTTGATACCCAATGAAGAAGGGAATCTAAGTATGAATCGGTTAACTCTTTTCGGTTCGTAAGGAACCGGCATTTTCATTAATAAATCTGCCATGTCTATATTTTTGTTTTAGTTTTTTTTTGGTTATTCTTCTTACTTATAAATATGCCTATCTTGAAAAAATAAAAAATTTCAACGTAGGCCTTTTTTATTTGGTTTTTTTTTCGTATTTTTTCCCTATACTAGTATAAATACTGGAACTGGATTTAAAGATTTAATAAATAAATCTAGAAATATAATACTAGTTCTAGTATACTAGATATAATACTGGGTAAAATATACAAATATTTTTTTTATACTTTTTGGTTCCTCGTGGAACATATAAATGGGAGAGGTTACCCCCTCCCATCTTTATTTTCATTAGATATTATCAAATGATGCTCCTGTTGGGGTAATTATGAACTCAACATCGATAAATTCAAGTGAACGAGTTGGTTTTACATAGATTTTACCTCTAAGTGTGTTTGCATCAATGTCCTCAGGGTCATTAGATACAGTTACACGGAACTCATATAAACCTCTTTCTCTCTTAATTGCTTCAAGAATTGGGTTTACTAATCTCAAGAATTCATTACGAACTTGTTCGTCATTTTGTTCGAACAACAATCTTACAGCAACTGCTGAAATAAGTTTTCTTGCTCTTAACAATAATCTTCTTACGTTAATTCTATCCAATGCAGATTCTCTTACTTGAAGGGTTTTGTTACCCCAAATAATGGTACCTGTATCAGAGAAAGTAGCGATTGGGTTGATTCTTGCCTTATATAAATCATCTCTTTCGTCAAGAGTTAATTTTTTAACCGCTTTGATTGCCTTAACCAAACCTCTTGAATAACCCGCTACTGCGAACCAAGGGAATGATACGTTATCTGTTAACGCAATGTTTCTTACAACCTCACCTGTAGGTGGAATGTATAATTGAGTTGCGTTGTCTTGGTCTCTAACTTGAATCCAAGGCCAGTAGGTTGCTGAATAGTTAGTATCCAATGCCACACCGTCCAATGCGTCAATTACTTCGTCCGCAGTTGATACGTTTGGAGATGCAATAACATAAAGTGAATCCGCTCTATCGTTTTCCATAATATCGATTGCCTGTGTAGTTAATGAACTATGGTCGTAGAAGTTAATACCCGGAGTTGCGAAGATGTTGATATCTACCGCTTCAGGGTTTGCGAATGTGTTAATACCTTGTAGGTATGCATAATAATCAGAGTTTCCAACAGTTGTACTGAATACACCACCGTTAGTTGTGTGACCACTTACATATGTTGATTTA